CGCAGAGGCCGGCGGATACACGGGCAAAGACCCGCGCGCATTTGTGGACGCACTGGTCGGAGCGGGATTCGTGGACGACGACGGCACATCCCTGATGATCCACGAGTGGTATGACTACGTCGGTAATCTGGTGGACAAGCGCGCGATCACAAAGGCGCAGAACCGGGAGCGCGCGCAGAGATACCGCGACAAGCGCAAGCAAATTCGCGTGACGGAAAGCGTGACGGAGCGTGACGATGTAACGCAGCGTAACGCTGACGTAACGCGTGACGCAAGCGAACGCGCAGCGTTACGTAACGCTGACGTAACGGCCCTATACAGTACAGTACCGTACAGTACCTATACAGTACCCTGTATTTCTGAAGAAAGAAAGGTAAAAGAAAGAACCCCGGAGGTGCAGCCTGTGACCGACGTGACGCCTCCGGAGGCTGTCCGGCCTGACGTGCTGGAGACGAAAAACAGATTGATCGTGCAGGCGGATATGCCGAAGGGTCGGAAGCTGGACGAACTGCCGGAGGGGATGCGCCTTGCAGACCTGCCGTTTATCCGGCTCTGGCGCAGCAAGGGACGCGACGTGCGCACGGACACGGTAACGCTGGCCATTGACACGTACCTGCGGGAACGGCCTGCACAGCCGGACGAAAAGGCGGGTGAGGCGTGTGCCGAGCGGTAGCTTCCGGCAGGTGTATGTTAAGTGCCCTTTTTACCTGTATGACGACGGCGCGGGGCGCATCTGCTGCGAAGGGATCGCGCCGGAGACGACGGTGGCGACGATGTTTCGCCACCGAAGCCAGATGCAGCAGCATATGCGGATCTTCTGCGAGAACGCATACGCCTGCTGCGAGCTGTACCGCGCCGTGATGACAAAATACGACGAAGACGAGGAAGGAGACCAATGATGGAAGGAAAAGAACGAAAGCGCGCGGACGATCTTCCGGCCGGCGCTGTGGAGCAGGTACGCGAGCTGCTGAACCGGCCGCGCTCGAGCGCAGATTTCTCGCCGGCAGCGCGCTACGCTGTCAGCAAGCTGTGCGACTACGCCGAGCAGGAGCACGAACAGCGCGAGAAAGCGGAAAACAGATTTTGTGGTGAACGGCGCAAGGCGCTGGCGTTTTCCGCCGAAATGGCGCGGCAGGAGCGCACGATCGACGACCTGCGGCAGCAGCTGAGTTTCCTGCGGCAGGCGATGCAGGATGCGGGGGTGTGAGCATGGAGAGGCTGACATTTGACGGCAATTTTTGCGACATCTCGCAGTGCCGGGAGCTGCCGTGTCCGCACAACAACAACTGCACACAGCGCAAGGTGTGGGAAAAGCTCAAGGCCTACGAGGATCTCGGCTTCGAACCGGATGAGTGCAAGCGCGCCTTGAATGCAGTCAGCATTGTCCGCACTGCGGCTGCTGCGCTTGGCGTGCCTGCCGAACAGCTGCGTAATTTGGTAGGGCTTGGGGAGGCCGGGCGCTTGATGGTACTGCCGGAAAGTCTGGAGGTGCACGAAGATGACAAACGCTGAGCTGGCGGATGCCCTGCGCGGGATCATGCCGGAGATCGGATCGCTCGCGTGCCGTGGCTGCGGCATCCACAACTGCGGCATCCGCGGCTGCGCCCTGCTGCGGGAGGCGGAGGAGCGCATCAAGCGCATGGACAAGCAGCTGCGGGAGTATGGAGACTGCCATACATGCGTGCACGATAAGCCATGCGGCTATGATGATATCACGTGCGTCGCGTGCGAGCGCTCCGAAAATTGGGAGTGGGGTGTACAAAATGGCTGACCAAATGCAGTTATTTGACACATCTGAGAAGCAATCAAGTAATAGCACGGGTAAAGCTAAACGTAAGTGGGAAAATGGTTTCCAGAGATGGAGCGACCGGCACAGTGCAGATGGTGGTGACTCTTTTGGGTGCTGTGGATTCGGCAGTATGTGTGACTATTGCGATGATAATTCGTATGGACGTCCGTGTGTCAGGTCGCTGAATGCCATGATCCGCGAAAAGCGTCTGAAAATCGACTACGAAAAGACTGGTTATGTAGAAGCATGGGAGGGGATTTTAAACAATGGCTGAGTACATCGAGCGTGAAGCTGCGATTGACGCAATAATGAAGGTGTACATCAGAACTGCCGGGTACAAGGCGAGAGAACGCGTTTTTGAGGCAAAAGAAGCAGTACACCGATTGCCGGTCGCCGACGTTGCGCCGGTGGGATGGATCAGCGTCAAAGATAGGCTGCCGGAGCCGGAAACCGAAGTTCTGGCGGTATGTGTGAGGAACGGCTACCGCTTCATCTGCCCCGTGATTTATGAGACTGGAACCACACTAACGCAAGACAGCATATGGAACTGGTACGAGTTGTACAATTACGGGACGTACAGCGAAGAAAACGATGATTACTTTGTCCCTGAAGGCTGGTGGGAAGCTCGGCAGTTTACGCCGGATGACGTATACAATAATCCCGTGGACTGCGCCGTCACGCACTGGATGCCGCTGCCGGAACCGCCGAAGGGCGCGAGAATGGACGGTGATAGTGATGCGCTTGATTGACGCGGATAAATTTATTCTGGTACTTATGGATGCGGCTCTATCTTCCGTTGACGAGGACACAATCCTTGATTTGGTTGATAGCATCCCAACCGTGGATGCCGTGCCGGTGGTGCGGTGCGAAGAATGTCTGTTTTGGAAATCCGGTGAGAACGAATGCGAAAGCTGGGAGTGGTGCATGATGCTGAATCGAGATATGCCGCCGCACGCTTTCTGCAATCTCGGCGAGCGAAAGGATGAAGAACGAAATGAACGATAAAATTCCCTATGCGGAAATTTTGGAAGATGGAATCAAAAATCTTACAGAAGGAAAAGCGCAGAATGCAGTTTTGTGCGGGCTGCTGGAAGATGGCACAACGTGTGTTGCATACGCGAATGTGTCACCTGAAGATTTGGCGAACATTGCGTGCCACCTGCTGTCCGAAGCGTTTATGCGGACGGTTATTGCCAACATCGGCATGGTAAAAGATGCCCTTGACGAATACGAAGATGAAGAAGGAGAAGAAAGCGATGTATAAATACGAACTGAAACCGTGTCCGTTTTGCGGAGGCAAGGCGAGGCTGATATATGTCTCACAAATGAGCGCCGTGAAGTGCCCGAAGTGCGGTACGCTTGGGAAGGTCGTTGCTGACTATTACGAGCAAGGCGACGGTAAGGGAGAGGCAATCGAATTTTGGAACAGGAGGGCTGACGATGCCAAACCGGAAGAATAGACCGGTCGCTGCACGCTGGTGTGTGTGGTATGACTGCGATGCCCGATGCCCGTGGCGGGCGCCGAGCGGCTGCCGGGCGGATGTACTGGAGCTGCAGCCCAGCGCGGCATACGGAACGAACTGCCATAGGCGGCGGCGCCGGAGACGAAAGGATGACGACGATGCCAAAGAGAATTAACCCGCGACGGAGACCGGCGACGATGGCGGACGTGCAGCGCGCAAAGGACGCGGCGACGGCGGATGCCTGCCGCGTTACGCTGGCGATCTTTTTTACCGCTCTACTGGACAAAGAGGGCATGTGCGCGGAGCAACTCCAGCGCATCTGGAGAGAGGTCGAGGCGCTGTCGGAGAGCGTGCGGGATAGGTACGTATCCGCACCGGATCTGCTCCGCGTGCTGAGAGACGAATACGAGATCGACATCATAGGAGGATAAAACGATGAACAGATTGGACACACTGAAGGCCGCAGCCGAATGCGTGTGCGGCAGCCGGGAAGAAGACTACGGCAGCCCGGAGGATAACTTCGCCGTGATCGCGGCGCTGTGGACGGCATACACCGGCACGGATGTCACGCCGAAGGACGTGGCCATGATGATGGCGCTGCTGAAGATCGCCCGCGCGAAGGCCGGCAGCAAGCCGGACACCTACATCGACCTCGCGGGCTACGCCGCGTGCGGGGCGGAAATTTCGGCGCGAGAGCCGAAGCGAACCGCGAAGCGCACAGCGAGTACAACTGACGCGGCCGGAGGAACAGAGGCGGAAAAAACGGCATCCTGCGTGAAGCTGCAGCGGATGGACGGCTACTATCTGGTGGACGTGGACGGGAATCCACATCGCTTTACGCTGTGGGAAACCGCGATGCAGTTTATCCGCGAGCACGCCGGTGAGCTGACGTGACGGCGGAGTTTGTGATCCCAACGAGGCTGCCGGGGATGAACGAATACACCGACGCCTGCCGGCGGCACGCGCAGGTGGGCGCGAAGATGAAGCACAACAACCAGGTGATCGCCGCGTGGGCCATCAAGACGCAGCTGCGCGGGGTGAAGTTCACGAAGCCGGTGGAGATCACCTACACGTTCTTCGAACCGAGCCGGCGGCGGGACAAGTCAAACGTCGCGGCGTTCGGCGTCAAGGTGATCGAAGACGCGCTGGTGATGTGCGGGGTGCTGAAGGACGACGGCTGGCAGTACATACGGGC